AGATAAAATTCTTGGTTATAGTTATTCAACGACAGCTGGTACAGTAACTTCTGTAACTGCTGGTACTGGTATGACACAGAGTGGAACAAGTACCGTTAATCCTACTTTAAATGTAATTGGTGGTGATGGTATTACAGCTAATGCTGATGATATTGATGTAACACCTGCTCAAACAACTATTACATCTATTATAAATAACGGTTTATCAATAGGTGGTTATGCTTCACATCAACTTATTGATTTCTCAGTAGACGATATGATAAAAGTTTCGGTTAATAATGTTGCTGATGAATTTAGATTCGCTGCAGGTGGAACATTCCACGCAGACGCTGACATAGTTGCTTTTTCTTCAACCGTAGCTTCTGATAGGAAACTTAAAACTAATATAACTGATACAAAATATGGTTTAAGTGATGTATTAAAACTTCGTGGTGTAGATTTTAATTGGAAAGAAAAATTTGAAGGTAAAAGAGATGTTGGATTTATTGCACAAGAAGTTCAAGAAATTATTCCTGAAGTGGTAAAAGAGGTTGATAGTTTAAAAGAAGAAGGTGAAACACATTTAACAGTAGATTACTCAAAGGTAGTACCAGTATTGATAGAAGCAATAAAAGAACAACAAAAACAGATAGATGAATTGAAAAAAAATAAAATGAATAAAAGGATTAAAGAATAAAAAAGATTAAGTTTTCGAGAAAGAACTTGATATTTATATATAGTTAATACAGTTATAACATAAGGAGTTATATAATGGCAAAATCAAAAGAAACAAAATTCACAACTGAAGAGTTAAGTTCACTTTCAGGATTGAGAGATTCTTATGCAGCTATCCAAAACGATTTTGGAGCAGTTAAAGTAAGAAAGGTTCTCTTAACCCAACAACTTGATTCATTAGAAGAAACTGAAGTCCAGTTAGAAGCAAAGTATGCTGAAACACAATCTTCAGAACAAGAACTTGTGAAATCTTTGAATGAAAAGTATGGTCCAGGTAATCTCGACCCACAAACAGGAGTATTTACACCAGTAGAAACACCTGCTCCAGTAGAACCATCTACTGATACAGCTTCCAGTCAAGAAAAAGCTTCCTAATATATAAAAAAAGTATCAAGTGGGCCCTTTTTGGGATTATTACTTGATATTTATTAATCGAAATATATCGTTCCGATATATAATATATTATAAACCTTTAGGAGAATAAAAATGGCTGAAAGAATAGTAAGTCCTGGCGTATTTACAAGGGAAAAAGACTTATCCTTTCTACCACAAGGTATTTCTGAAATAGGTGCTGCAATTATCGGTCCAACCGTTAAAGGCCCAGCATTTACACCGACTCGTGTATCGAGTTTTTCAGAGTATAAAAATATCTTTGGTGAATTGGATAGTCGATTCTATGTACCTATGACAGCCCAGGAATATTTAAAAAACGCACCTTCTGTTACGATAATTCGTATCTTAGGATTGGGTGGTTATCAACCAAGTTCATTAAGATTAAGTTTACTACCATTGGGTGGTGCTCAAACAGCATCCGCTGGATCAACTGCTAAAGTTGTTGCAGTATTACACCCATCAAGAGCCAACTCGGCTTTAGATTTGGGAGCAGTTGATATGGTTACTGTTGATGCAAGTGCTGATTGGAATGCAACTACATTAACAATTAATAGTGTTGCAAAAACAATCTCATTTGATACTGGTTCAGATAACTATGTAACAAAAGTTTTTGGTTCAGACCCACAAACAACAAACACGAATGTATATGTGTATAAAGAATACAAGGAATTTTCATCCCAACATGGATTTGATAATACTACAGTATGTAGTGCAGTATCAGCATCGTCAGGTGAAGATTTTACTCATGATTATAGTGTGGCAACTACACCTTACTTTGTATCACAATTGAGTGGTGGTGGACGAAAGAATCTATTTAAGATTAAATCTAAATCACATGGTAATCATGTTAATGGTGAATACAAAATTGCTATATCAGATTTAACTGCAGCAGGACAAGAACCTGGTAGTGATTGGGCTCACTTTACACTTAAAGTGTTGAGAAACAATCCTGGTGAAAATAATGATGGTGAAGTCATGGAAGAATTTACTAAACTAAATTTCGATGAAGACTCAGCAAATTATGCACCAAGACGAATTGGTGATAGATATGTAACAGCTGATTCAGAAGGTAAATTAACTTTTAACGGAGATTGGCCTGGAACAGATGGTTCAGTTCATATTCGTATGAGTGATTACGATTCAGAACTTGCAGGTATTAATGAAGCATTAGTACCACATGGATTTGCAGCCGTAAGTAATCCTACTCTTGGAACTTCAACAGTACCAAGTGGTAGTTTTATAACCGCACAGACTAATTCATTGGGTGTATTTGATAGAAATGTTTATTATGGTTGGGAATTCGCAGCTGATAATAACAAACAATATCTTGCACCATTACCAGCATCAAGTGGTGTTGGGGGTAATGTAGCTTTTTCACTTGAAAATATGAATGGATCTACAACACATGATTTAGATGATGCTACTGTAGCAAATGGTAGTACAGCACTTTCATTAACTGCAGCTGCTAAAGCTCAGTTGAAGTTTGTTGCACCACTTCAAGGTGGATTTGATGGAGATAATCCATCTACATTGAAAGCAACTGGTAATGATATTTCTACATCAAATACACAAGGATTTGATTGTAGTGGTACTTTAGCAAGTGGTTCAAAATCATATGAAAGAGCAATTAATGCAATTAGTAACCCTGATGAGTATGATATTAATTTATTGGCAACACCTGGTGTTATCCATGAATATCACTCAGCAGTAACCAAACATGCAATTAGTAAAGTAGAAGCTCGTGCAGATGCTTTCTATGTAATGGATGGTTCAAGATGGGGTCGTTCAGTTTCAAGTGCAGTAAGTGATATTAAAGCACTCGATACTAACTATGCAGCAACTTATTATCCATGGGTCAAAGTGATTGATACCACTAAAGATAAACCAGTTTGGGTTCCGCCATCAGTAGTATTACCTGGTGTAATTAGTTTTACAGACCAAGTAGCACACGAATGGTTCGCACCTGCAGGTTTAAACAGAGGTGGATTAGGAAGTGTAGTGGAAGCAAAAACAAGACTAACACATACAGAGAGAGATACTCTTTATGAAGGTCGTGTTAATCCAATTGCATCTTTTCCTGGACAAGGAGTTGTAGTGTTTGGACAAAAAACATTACAGGGAAAACCATCAGCTCTTGATAGAATCAATGTTCGAAGACTATTAATTAGACTTCGTAAGTTCATTGCTTCATCTTCAAGATACTTGGTGTTCGAACAAAACACAGCAGCAACAAGAAACAGATTCTTAGGAATAGTTAATCCATTCTTAGAATCAGTTCAAGCTAATAGTGGTTTGTCAGCATTTAAAGTAGTGATGGATGATTCTAACAACACACCAGATGTTGTTGATAGAAACGAGTTGAGAGGACAAATCTTTATTCAACCTACAAGAACTGCAGAGTTTATTGTGTTGGATTTTGTTGTTCAACCAACTGGGGCAGCATTCCCTGAGTAAGTTTAACTTATAAAAATACTGTCTTATAACGAAGAGCCCACATTCAATTTAGAGTGTGGGTTTTTCATTTCTACGAAAAAAATCAAAAAGTCGGGATGTCTCATTTTCTTTTAAGGGAAAATTTTGACTCTATAGAAAAAACTTCTAAAAAACTTCGAATAATGATGTATATTAATTAGTGTAGTAATTCATTTTTTTTAGTTTTGTGATATTTATTATCGAAGAAAAATTAACGGCAAATAAATTAAATGGAGAACACAATGGCCGACATACTATCAGCAGACGAAATCTTTTTTACACCGTTTGAACCAAAAACGAAAAATCGTTTCGTCATGTATATTGACGGAATACCTTCTTATTTTGTAAAGACAATGAATCGTCCACAAATTACTTTTGATGAGGTTGAATTAAACCATATTAATGTAAAACGATTTATTAAAGGTAAGGGTACATGGGAGCCTTTAGAAATAACTCTATATGACCCTATCGTTCCAAGTGGAGCACAAGCAGTAATGGAATGGGTTAGATTACACCATGAATCAGTAACAGGTCGTGATGGATATTCTGATTTTTACAAAAAAGAAATTACATTTAATCTTTTAGGTCCAGTAGGTGATAAAGTTGAAGAGTGGGTATTGAAAGGTGCTTTCATACAAACCGCTAACTTCAATGACTTAGATTTTGCTAATGGAACTGATGTCGCTGACATATCGTTAACACTTCGTTACGATTACGCAGTACTTTCATTCTAAAACTATAAGGAAAATAATATGGCCTTTAAAGATATTTTTAAAGACGATAACGAATATAATGAGAAATCTATTATAGGGTTTGGTGCGTTTGCGGTGATGGTTTTATTTGCAACTGTAGATATTGTAACAGGTGCTATAGGAAAGGATTTAGTAATCAATGAAGTTGTTTACAATTCTTTTCTATTAACTACATTGGGAAGTTTTGGTATAGCAGGAGCTGAGAAGATTTTTGCTAAAAAATAAATTTGATTATTTTAAATTAAAATAATAGTTATTATAAATAAACGGTTTTAAACACATTTCACAGGAGAAATAAAATGGCTGAAAATCAGTACGATTTTCCGACCGAAGTTTTGGCTTTACCTTCAAAGGGTTTACTCTATCCAGAGGATAGTCCACTTCGTTCAGGAAAAATAGATGTCAAATACATGACAGCACGAGAAGAAGATATTCTAACATCAACTAATTTAATTGAAAAGGGATTAGTGATAGATAGATTATTAGAAAGTGTCATTGCAGACGACAAGGTTAAATTAGATGATTTACTAATTGGTGATAAAAATGCACTAATGGTAGGTACACGAGTTTTGGGATACGGGAAAGATTATACTGTATCAATAGAAGACCCAGATACTTCTTTACAAGTAGAACATACATTTGATTTAACAGCTCTTAAACATAAGGAAGTAGATGAAAAACTACTCAAAAAAGGTGTAAATAAATTTGAATTTAAATTACCTAATACTAAAAAGGTAATTGAATTTAGATTACTTACACATAAAGATGAAAAAGAAATTGATACAGAAATTAAAGCATATAGGAAACTTAGTCAAGCAACAGGTGTTTCTAATGAGTTAACCACGAGATTAAAGAAACAACTTATTTCAGTAGATGGTGAAACTGATAGAGGTAAAATTAATAGTTTTGTAGATAATCAATTCTTATCACTTGATACTCGAGCATTTCGTGAACATATTAGTAAAATTTCACCAGATATAGATTTTGAAGTAGAATATACAAGTACATATGGAGAACTCCACACGGTAGATGTACCGATGGGAGTACGATTTTTTTGGCCTGACGCCGGCTAATAAAGCAGGAATACACGAAGAAATATTCACATTATGTCATCATGGGGGTGGGTTTACCCATAATGATGTATATCACATGCCTACTTATTTAAGAAGATTTTATCTTAAACAATTGGTTGATCTTAAAAAAGAAGAAAAACAACAATATAAGAAGGCTTCCAACAAACAAACTAACCCACGAATCCGTCAAAAATAGCAGTTAATGATATTTATTACTGAATAGTTACACCCCAAATTTCAATTAAATTATACAACTTCAGGAGTATAGAATGAAAAAGAAAATAACGGTTGAGGGATTTTTCGATTCAGTACGAAAATACATAACTAAGAGTCTTGATGATAAATTAGCTAAAAAAGTTAATTCCATTTTAGACGACCCTTCCCCAAAAGCAAAACGCAGTAAAAAAGATGTCCTTAAATTAGCTAAACTTCTAAAAGATTTAGAAAAATCAGGATATTAAATATAAGTTATTATGGCAAATAGCGCAAAAGACATAAAGAATAAAGTAAAGGCAGCCGAAAAAGCCGCCGCAAATGAAAAGAAAGCATCTGATGCAAGGATAGCTGCTGCTGCAGCCGAATTAAAGATTATAGAAAAACAAGTTAAAGCTGGAAGAGAAAGAGTTAAGCTTGCACAAGATGAAACAAATGAATATAAAAAAGTAGCTAAAGAACGAGCCCAAGTAAAAGAGATTGAAAGGGAAATTCATGTACTTACACAAGAGTCGCTTAAAACGAACAATGAAATAACTGACGATACTAAGAAAAGAATTAAGGTATTAAAAGAAGAAAAAAAGGTTATAGGAGAAAGTCATTCAATGAGAATGGATCCCACTTCTGACTTCATTTCACAATTAGATAGTATAAAAAAGATAGTAAATTCTTCGAGAGATTGGACTAAAGCATTAGCTGGAAATGTAAGTAAGCTTGACCATTTTAATACATTAGCTCTCGATACTGCCAACTCAACTGGAAAAGCAAAAGAACTATATGAAGATATCTATAATACTCAATCGAGTATTATGAGTATGACAAAAAAATCTCAAATGTTACAATTTGATTATGAATCTACATTGGAAGAAATTGCTGATATGGAAGCTTCTCTTATCGAATTGAAACAAGACCAAACCAAAGAAGGAATAAAACAAGCCAACAAGTTAGAAATATTAATTACCCAAACTAAAGAATGGGCAACTGAAACAAAAGCTGTTACTGATGAAGTGAAGAAAACACAGGTAGCTACCGACAAGTTAAAAGAAATGTCGAATGGATTAGTAAATAGTTTTGAGAGTGCTGAGTTAGCTGCAAAAGGTATGGTAAGTGCAATTGCTGGAAATAAAATGATGGCAATAGCAGCTGCAGTACTGGCAGCAGTAAAAGCTTTTACATTCTTAAATGATCAAAGAAAAGAATTACAAGAAGGGTTGGGTGTAACAAGAGCGACTTCTGTTGAAATGGGTAAAGATTTGTTAATGGTTGGTGGTAAACTGGCTTTAATAGGTGTTGATGCTAAACAGGTTGCATCTGAATTAGGTAATTCATTTGGAGATTTAACCCAAGTTACACCTGAACTTGTTTTAGATATAGGCCAAATGTCAAAAGGGTTAGGTATTTCATCTGCAACTTCTGCAACATTAGTTAAATCATTTAAAGATGTAGGTGGATTAACTACAGAAAGCGCTGTAGATATGATTAAATATGGTACAGCAATGGCAGTTGCAAATAAAGTTGCTCCTGGAAAGGTTATGGAAGATATAGCCGAGAATACTGAATCGTTTGCAGACTATGGTAAAGATGGTGGTAAGAATATGCTGAAGGCAGCAGTCGCTGCAAGAAAACTTGGTTTAAATTTAGCAACTACAGCTAAAATAGCCGATTCCCTATTAGATTTTGAATCTTCCATAGAGAAAGAAATGGAAGCCTCAATGTTAATTGGTAAACAATTAAACTTCAATAAGGCTCGTGAACTTGCACTTAGTGGTGATATTGCTGGGGCAGCCGCTGATGTTATGAAACAAGTAGGTGGACAAGCAGAATTTGAAAAAATGAATGTTATTCAAAGAAGAGCATTAGCAGATTCAATAGGAGTTAGTACTGATGAGTTGAGTAAGATGACTTCAGGTAAAGGAATGAAATTTGATAAGATGGAAGTACAAGAACCATCTACTGAGCATTTTAAGAATTTGGAAGACTCAATGAAGTGGGGCCCGCTCATGAGTGATGCGTTGCTCAGTTCAGAAAATGTAATGAAGTTGTTGGTTGGAGCAGTGATTGCTAATACTATTGCTCAAACTTTAGGTTTATGGGGAAAGGGTGGAAAAGGCTTTGGAAAATTATTTGGTAAAACAGCTGGTAAAAAAGGTGCTACTAAAGCTGCAGCAAAACTCGCAGCAAAATCATCTACGGGAATATTGAGTAAAGTTGCAGGTAGGGCTGGATTAGCAATTGCTGGTAAAGAAGCTCTAAAGAAGACTGGTGGTACTGTCATGAAGTCTACAGGTAAAGTAGTAACAGGAGCCGCTGCAAAAGCTGCACTTAAAAAAGGTACTGCTAAAGTAGGAGCAAAGGCACTTGGTAAAGGATTATTAAAGAAAATACCTGGTATAGGTTTAATTGCTGGATTGGGATTTGCTGCTAGTAGATTAATGAAAGGTGATGGATTGGGTGCTCTTGCAGAAGTTGCAAGTGGAGCTGCTTCATTACTACCTGGAATTGGAACAGCAGTTTCTATAGCGATTGATGCAGGTTTAGCTGCAAAAGATATAGCAAAAGCAAGTAAAGATGCTAATAATGTAGCTGGAGATATTTCCGAAGAGGCAAAGACTGAGACTGTCCAAGCTGTTGATAAGGTACAAAAAGTGGTAGAAACACCAGCAGCAGTAAAACAAGAAGAAGTGGCTGCTAAAGTACAAACAGGTCAAGAAATGAGAGCTGAACTTGATAAAGAATATGGAGATTTAAATAAAGGTCAACAAGAACTAATGATATCAAATATGAAAACAGTTATATTTGAACCATTTG